AACTCAGCAGTCTTAGAGCCCAGCGAGGCAATAGCTTGAAAAGATTTACCTAGTTCATCAGCACGTGACTTATCGACAACATACTTGTCTTTGACATTTTGCCGTTCAGACTGACGCAGTGCCTCTAGGTTTTCGTTTATGTATGGAGTGATGCTGGGAACATCAACGGGCTGGAAACCCTCCTCCTTTTGAAAAGATCGAAACTCTGCCATTAAGCTTTCTCCCAAGGCATTCTGCCTTTATTGAGGTCTGCGTAAGAACTCAAACCACTTGCACCAGCACTTGCCATGCCACCCAGGAACTGGAGGTTGGCAGCGGTCATATCAGTGTTTGGCTTAACCGGAGGAAGTCCAGGTTGTGGCTTAAACATGATTGGAGCCATCGTCTTACGGTTAGCTGCTTTCAGCTTGGTTCTGATATTTGCCACATCATCCATGTAGCTTTCTTTAGCTCTGACTAGGTTTGAAGCAGTCAAAGCTTGAGCCCTGCCGAACGCTGCAATATCACGTGCAGCTAATCGATCAGCAGTCTTTCCGTACCCAGTGAACTTACGCGATTCACTTAGCTTGATGAAATCGTTCTGAGCTGCAACAGAAGCTTGATTGAACAGGTCATTCAGTTGACTTTGCTCAGCCGCATATCCACGACTTGCAGCCATGAAGTTTTCGTCGATCTGTTCTTGAGCTTCGGTGACCTTATGACCGTATTCGCTACGACTACGATCCCATTCAATTTCACGTATTTTGAGTTGTCGTTTGTAGTTGTTGACTTCGGCAGTCTTTTGAGCACCAGCACTGGCTAAGCCACCAACAGCACTAGCTGTCCCTGCTGCTGCTGTAAGGATCGATACGGGTTCGCACACGGCAAAATTCTATAAAGGTTAGATTGTTTGGACCGTAAGTAACCTCACGCAGGAACTTAAATCCAAGGAAACGGAGAAGCTTTAGATGGACGACATTGCGTTTGTCGGCAATGTTCCACAGCAACTCTTCTGGTCTGCTGTCGATGAACCGCTTGCACTTACGTGCGAACGACATCGGGTGTTTATGTATCTCAGGAGTGCATAACATCCAGATCCCGTTCTCGGGACCAATACCAAAGGCTGCACCCCACTTGTTATCGGGTGTCAGCCAAGCTCCTGAGTAGCCACTAGAAGCCCCTGCAAGGAGGCTGTAGAGGGGATTGTGACCATGACCCTCTGTAACCTCCCTGTAGTCTTCTGGGCGCAAATTAGAGGCCACTTCAACAGCGACCTCTTTAGTGAGTGGATAAATGTACTTAGACATTCTTGTAGTATTTGGGTGAATAATCACCCTCCCACGTCAAAGAAATAAGCGTTGCCGGAAGCGGTGATTCAGATTCGATTGATAAGGTAAAGTTATTATTTTTTTCATATATCGGAACAGTTCCGGTATACTCATCCTCTACCTGAACATCAGCAATCTTGTACTGGTTGAATGTCGACGAGGTGAACTCCTCGGTGTAATCAGTCTTTCCTGTGCGAGTACACACAGTTTTGTATTGACCAAGTCGACCAAAGGCAGGCTTGACCCGATGCACGATCAGGCTGCCACGCTCCTCATTAACAGTCCGATCACCTGCCAGTTTCTGTACGTAGAAACGAGGCAGTTTCACAGACATCTTGTACTGATAACCAAAGATCACGGATCCACTGGAGTGGTCACCATCAACGGTTACCGTCGTGCCGCTTGCAGGCACATCGATGTCGAGAGCAATAAAGCCGTTAGTACCAGACTTCACAGCGACAAGATCGACAGACTTATCAGCGATGCTGGACAGCCAGCTCAGCGTAAAGGTCGTCTTGCGTGTACTGCTGCTGTAAGTACCTCCTGAAGCACTGACATAGTTGTCTAAGTGCACAAGATATTCATTGCCATTTTCTTCAAATGTAGACTCATCATCACGGATCAGATCAATCCTTTGCAGGAACATCTGATTGTCGACGAAGAAATAAGAGTCGTTGACACAGCAGTGGTACTTGATCGGACGGGTGTGCTCCCAGCGGAACCAAGAAGACTGTACCTGTCGTTCAGCTACATTGAAATACTTGTAGCCAAATACTTCTTTGCTGTCCTTCTTGCCAAAGAAGATCGACGTATTCTCACGAGAGTCAGCAAGCAAGTCCAGGTCTTTGCTCAACGTGTTCGATACAACTTTGCTGAGTTCATTGACGCTCGGCTCGCCTTCTCGTGCCACGTTAGACATGACAAAGAATCTGGTAAAAGCACCGGCATTATCCAAGAAGCCAGCCACAGTACCCAGGGAGAACGGCGGCACAGCGGTGTTGTAGTTGTACGTACTGATGCTGCTAAGCCGTGCGGTGTCTGGATTCAGGATGTCAGAGTCAGTAGCCAGCAAGAACTGTTGGTTTTCTGCAAAGACAATCAATCCAGTGTTGACTTCAATAGCGTCAAATAAGATCGCAGGATACTTAGAAGAACAACTGATGTCGATGGGGTCAGTGCCTGAAACTGTGAGAGCAGTGTTGACGAAGAAGTTGCCCAGGTCTCCAGGCTGAGAAAGTATGACGTTCTCATCACTAAGAAAAGCGAGTCGGTTACGGAAGAACAGAACTTTGTTGATCTTGTTACCAACGAAGCTCGGCTCAGGGTTTGTGTTGTCGTCACCAACAGTCCGAGCGGAATAGGTAAAACGCTTTACTTGGAAGTTTCCGTTCGACGTGCGCTGGATAACAATCGGCAGCGTCAGCGGATCAAGCTCGTCTGCAATACCAGGCTCGGCACACTCGACCCAGGAGCCAGGACCTGAACCACCACCATTGCCCTCAAAGCGCAGGTAGTAGTCGTCGTCAGCAGAGCTGCTGTTGGACACCTTGACGATGTAGCCGTGTTTGCACTGGAAAGGCAGACCAGTGATGTCGTTCACCTGATCGGTGATGACTGTCATCAGGTCTGTGTTCTGTGCTTCGACAGTGAAGTTGGTTGAGTTGCTGTAGAGGTAAATGCCGTTACCGATGACCTCATGGCTGATGCCAGTGCCAGATAGCTGAGCAGTGATGCCACCCAGGATGCTGTCAGGGGTGACGTTGGTCTGCTGATCGAATGGTGTCGGGTCAGGACGGACAGCTTTGATCGACGCTCGGACAGACACTGTCTCGATTTTGTCGATGTTGATTGGATAGCTCTTACCTTCCAGTGTCACGCTGCCTGCACTGCCAGTCGTCCAACCTTCTCCACCGTGGAGGAGGTCAAGTCTGTGGCTGTACGTACAGGTGTAATCACCAGCTTCAGGCGTCTCGTCAGTGTGACCAGGGACAGGACCCTGTTGGCCTGTGACGGTTAGCCGGAAGACGAGGTTTTTTTTGGTCCCGTCGTTGACAGTGAACACCTTCGTACCCACGAAGGGGCAGTGACCTTTGTCACCACTGAAGGTGCTGTATCCCTCACCAGTGGGGTTTGCAGATACCTGCGTTGCAGTTTTGATAGTAGTAGTCGTATTCGACGTCGGGTTATGGATATTCAGCCCGTACTGTCGACCGTTCTGTGTGCGCTTTAGCTCGACAAAAGCAGAGTAGGTATGTGGACGCTCATCAGTCTTCGACACAGACGTAGCCTTCATGGCAGCCGTGACGTTCCTGTTGACGGCAAAGGTGTTGTCATTGATTGTCGTGAACTGCAAGGTCTCATCAGTGACAGTGCCGTTCGACAGGTAGTTCTTCAGGTTTGTCTCTTGACCACTCTCGTAGGTAACCGTGATTGCGGTACCAGTATCGGCATCCCACATGTTGACTGATCCATCTGTCTGGACCTGTCCGATGTAGCTGCCTTCGCTTTCATCACGATAGTAGTGAAACCAGAAGCCGCTAGTAGTAGCGCCGGTCAAAGCAGAGGTGCCAATGCGGCGTGCACCTGGGCGTTTGTATAGACCTTTGTTCAGATCAGGGACACAGTTCAATGCATCTTTAACTTGACCCTGACCCATCTGGCTGTCAGGCACCTTTGAGATGCCACCAAAGAAGTTTGGAATAGTTTGAGTAATACTTGCCATCAGCGACGTAATCCACGGAAGGGTTCATAAGAGCGATAGCCCTGGTCATGTCCCATACCGAGGAAGTTGTGGTCGCCTTGGTTGCATTCGTACTCAGTGACGATTGCACGGGCGTAGGCTTCCTGCTGGCCTAGGAGCTGCACGAGCGTCGGGTTCGACACGAGCTGGGTGGCTGCACGGACAGAAGCCTTAGCAACAATCAGACGCTTGAAAGGCTGCGGCAGGTCCTCGAAGGGGAACAACCACACCACATTCATGTCGATTTTTTTGTCGAATTTATAGGTGTGCTCAAGTTTGTTGTAGAGCTTGCCGTCACGCTTGACGACATCAGATGAGCGATATACCTCTTCTTCGCAGACATCCATTCTCAGGATATTGCTGGGGATAGAGATATTGCCGTTGTTGTCAGGAGTGAATGGGTAGTGGTCTTCACGGTTGTAAACCCATCCCTCACTTTGTACTTCGACGTTGCTTTCTTTGAGGAGATTGTAGATGAACTCAATCTCAGGATTTGTGAAGTTCAGGCTGGTCACTGGAGACTGACCGATACTCCCCAAAATTGAGTTTACTGCGGATAGTTCGGTATCGAGATCAATAGTTGTAGGAGTTGCCATAGTTAAAAAAAAGGGCTCCCGAAGGAACCCTTGTATGGAATAAATATCAGAAAGCGGAAGGTGCAGTAGCGCCCACGTGCAGCTCAACAGCGCAAGCGGGGTTCAGGTAGTCAGCGCCCATAGCCAGACGGCCAAGGATCACGTCGCCCTGATACACAACAGACACGTCGCCGGAAGTCACCTGAACCTGAGGTCCGATGGTCTCGACGACACCAGCGGCTTCTTTCTGGAAGATGAGGCCGCAGGACTTAGCGCCAAGCTCAGCGTTGGTGCCGTAGTCGTTGTTGATGCCGGTCTGAGCGCCGGAAGCATCCTCAGGAGTAGGAGCAATGAAGCTACCGGTGTTACCAGGATCGGTCTCACCAGTGGTACCGCCGTACTTGGTGCCGTACTTGCCCAGGAACGGGATGTTCATGGACTTGTAGATCTTGATGCCAGCGATCTCGACGATGCCTTGACCGGACTGACGGGCGGTGCCCTGAGAGTCGCGGTTCACCAGACCGTTCTCACCGACCTCTTGGATCAGTGCGTAGTACTGGCGGGGGTTCAGAACACCCACGCGGCCGTCCTGAGACACGCCTTTCTCATCGAGAGCAGCGGCAGCGTCGTAGAAAGCAGCAACCAGGTTCTGAGCGTTGAACGCATCAGACTCGTTGGTGGTAGAACCCACACGGATTTGGGTGCCACCGGGCTCAACGAAGTTGGCCTTGGAGATCGGAGAAGCCTGACGTGCACCGCGAGCGATAGCACGGAAGATCAGACGGTCATACTTTTCTGCGAGTGCGTAGCCGATCTTCTTGGAGATCTCACCGCGCAGCTCGTAGTGAGCCAGGGTTTCGTCCAATTCATAGACAAAAGCGGAGCTAATCAGAAGGTCATCAACGGTGATGGTCTTCTCGGACACCGGAGGTGCGCCGTCGCTGTTGCCAAGAATGGCGTTGCCAGGAGTATGGAACTCGGCCTTGGTGCGACCGGTGTAGATAAACTGAAGAGATTTTCCGTTCTTCAGGGTGCGCTTCATAGCGAGGTCACGAGCGGTAGCGTTGTTCTCGAAGCCTTTGAACATCTCACCAGAGAAGAGCTTCAAATACAGTTCGCGACTATCGGCGGCCCCGTTCTTTGAACCAGGCCGTGTAAGGCTCGTGGTCAATGTAGAACTTTGTTGTGCCATTTTTTAGCAAAAATAAAAGAGGAATATGTACTAAGTGTCGATCGATCAAACAAGGTTGTGGTCTTTTCCCACCGTCATGACGGCAAAGGGTATCCTCGTAAGGGCCAATGCCAATGACTGGGGGAGGAATCGAACCTCCCCTACACCATCAGTCGATCTCTTTATAGACTACACCACGGTAGCGAAGCTTGTCAGTGTGATAACGCTGAGCACGCTTACGCTGACCTTGGAGGAAACGAATAAGATTAAGAGACATGAGTTCGTACAAGATAAACCTAACCCCCGTTCCATGGTTAGGCAGCATGCGTCCCGAATGGGATGAACGTACGAATAATCAGGCGTTGCGCTTCTTCTTCTTCTTACGCTGAGCTAGCGGAAGTTGAGGACCTGTGCGCTTGAGAAACGTATCCCTCTCATGAGGGTTGTCTGTACTTGTACCCTTCTTGTAGATCTTTTGTTTTTTCTG